ATTATCAAAAGGTGCTACTGAAGCATTTTGCCAAACACCATTTTTATTAATATACTCTGTGGCTGTATTTAAGTCAGTGTATACGGTACCCTTTGGTGCAATATGGTCTGGCACACCATTACCGTTTTGTAGAAACATAACACCCACAGAAATTGACCTTATATTGCTTGATGACATATTGATTCTTTAGTTAATTTTTTCATTATTATTAATAAATATCGGTTAATTAGATAATAACCTCCCAATTAGATGTCCAAGTATAATTTTTAGCAGTTTCACCACTAATTTTAATTAGAATATCTGTTCCACTTGGTAAATACACCACATTATTAGGTGTCATACCACTAGACAACCTATCAAAATCAGAGTTTTCACCAATTATAGTCGTAACACCAGCTGTAGTATTGACACCAAGTGTTCGTTTCCAAAAACCGTAATCTATATTATCTTTATAAGCGGTTACATATGATGTGATAAATGAGTTATGATTATTTGTTAAACCAGTAATTGTGTCTATTGTGTTATATACGCTTCCGCTAGTTGTAGCACTAGTATTTAATAACAACCTAAATGGTAAAATTACTGAAATATTCACATTATCATTTCTAGTGTACTTAAGTGTTTTATTGGCTGTTGTAAAAGTACCCCCTGTTGTATAATAATCTGTTATACCTGTTACAGTAAATGTCCCACCAGTATTATTTGTAAATACTATTGTGTCTGTTATGGTATTGAAAGTACCCCCCGTAACGAATACATCATCAGAATTGGTATAAAATCCACTAATATTAAATGTTCCACCTGTGTTATTAGAAAGGGTTGCAATACCTGTGTTAGAGTTATATGTACCACCAGTAACTCGAATATCTATTAAACCATTAACATCAAAAGTACTCCCTGTAGAATTAGTAAAGGTATATTTGTGTGCTGCGTTATCAGTGGTAGCACCAGTAACATACGCTAACCCTGTAATATTTTTTCCATCACCATGTAGAGTAACACCAGATATAGAATTTCCGCTAATAGTATTAGCCCAGATGCTAGTAGCACTAAGGGTATTAGCCGATAGACTACTTGCTGTTAATAAGCCAGTTATTGTTAGACCTGTGAATGTATTAACAAAGACACCCATATTAACATTATCGTTTCTGGTAATAATAATTTGATTATCGTTAAATGTAATACCAGTAACAAATGTATCATATAGGTCTAAACCAGACAAATCAGCTGTATATGCGGAGAGTTGGTCATTTCTATTAAAGTATACCACGTTACCAATTAAAGTTGCTCCTGTTGTATAATAATCGGTTAAACCAGTAACACTTATACTAGTACCATTTACTTTATCTAACCTTAATGTGTCTGTTGAATTATCAAAAGTCCCACCAGTTATGTTAGTTAGGTTAATAATATCTATAAGAGTAGTACCACCGCTAAAGTATGTTGATGCATTGATAGTAGAGGCAGATAAGTTATTGTTGGTGTATATGTTGCCATCAAAGGAAATAACACCAGTACCCATAAAAATTCTGGTGTTGCCGCTACAAGACTCAACCATATTGGTATATAATGTTGTACACGCAGTAAGTGTAGGATTACCACCAGTAATTGAAAGAGGTTCGATTACAAATATTTGATTTATCTCTGATGAATTATTATTGCAGCTCATTATATCGTATTTCCTATTAATTTAAAAATGCCGTTATTATAAAAACCTTTACTGATATATATGTTAACACTATCATTAGCGTTAATAATTAACGGTGTAGTTAAAATAGTTCCATCGAATACACCAACACCATTAATTGTTATAACAATCCTATTTATATTTTCAATACTAGTTAATTGTGTAAAGCTAACGCCATATTGAGAAATAAAGGTAAATTGAGGCTCGGATTTAGGTTTGAACTCAAATGTATAAGTAACACCATTTTGTGTAACATGTTGGTCAAGAACAACATTATTATTTATCTTAACCCCTTCTTCAACTTCGATTGCAATCATTGTTCTATTAGCAGTTGGAATTACTTGATAATCATCTTCATCCAATAGATAACCTAATAATTTTATTTCAAACATTTGAACATAAAAACGTCTGTTTTCGAAATCATCAATATTACTTTCATCACCAATACTTTCCAAATGCAAAGGCATTGGGTGACCATTAACATTAATATAGCATTGCCTTGATTGAAAAGCCCTTTGAATGATTCTATTGAATAAATTTAAATCTTTCATTTTATTGGTAAAGATTCTAATTTCGTATGTCATGTCCACTGGAGTTGGTTGTGGTATTTTATAAAGGTCAACACCTTTCCTTATTCCATCCCAAGTAGGTATCTTCATGTATGTGTATGTTCTCTTACCAGGAATATTCCAAAGACCAGCTTGATTTTGGCCTTGTTGAATATCTGGTTTTCTAACAACTGTTATAAAAGGAAGTTCTATGTTTTTATATTTGTCAGAAAATTGCCATGTCTTACTAAATTCACTCCATCTTTGAATAGTTAAAAAAATAACTGGAACCTTTTTGCCATCAATTGATAACGCAAAACCATTTTCATCTTTTACAAAATCCACAACTGATTGGTCCATATCTTCCTCTAGGACACCCTTTGGTAAAAAAGTACCTTTATCAGCAATACCATCTAGTATTTCTTGTCGTCTCTCAACACCAATTTTTCCTTGATGTATGTTAATATTTGTTCTATAACCTTTTTGCATTACCATATTAATAGTTTTATTTTTTTTCCTTTATTTAAATTACCTTCATAAATAATACCATTTATTTCTCTTGTTGTTTTCCACAACGGCTGTAAATTACTTAATGCATTAACTATATTCATTGGTGTATCTTTATCAAAAGAACTAACTGGTTTTATATGGTCAATATGCCATTCACCATGATTTTCCCAAGACATTCCTTCGGTAAATAAAGATTGAATATAATCTTTTAGTTCTAAAGCTGAATAACCTAATAAATCGATAGTATGT